CCCAGACCGCGATGCCCCTTGAGTTGACCATGACGAGAGGGAACCTGCCGGGCCGGAATGCCCCCGCTGCGTATCTGGTTCCCCGGTAGGGCATCCGAGACTGGCCGGGCGGCCTCTGTCCGCGCCAGTTCGATGGCCTGCCGGCCTCCCCGTGAGCCCTCAAGACCAGTCCCCCACTGGCCGCCCCGCGCGATGAGGCAAGCGAGGCCAAGCGCGCAGGCCAGCCACCCAGCCGTAGGCCTTCGAAGCCTACGGTTGCAGGTTCGAGTCCTGCCGGGCGCGCCATACGAGCAACCCAAGACCCTACAGCCACTTACGACTGTAGGGTCTTGGTGTTTCATGAGTTACGACTCGTGCTGAGAGCGGTCGAGAGGCATGCAGAGTCAGGACATGGAGGGACACCGCGGGACACGAGGCCCCATCACCCGATGCGCAAAGTTGGCAAATTCTGGCACAAGGCACCGACCCGTCATCCGCATAGGCCGCACCCCGGGGGCACGTGCGCTGCCCGGGATGCTGCACTCACCCCCGGGGCGCCATTGCCCATGGTGGACTGCGCGCAGAACGAGGGAGAATCAGGTTTCCACTCCTCCGGTGTCAGGAGAGGATCTCAACGGCTGTGGCTGGTGTTCCGGGCCGGGTCGTCCACGGAAGTGCCATGGCCTTCCCGGCCTTTCAGCCGTGCTGGCGGAGACCGAGGGGGGGTGCCAAGCCCTGCTTGCCCGACTCTTGGGCATCAAGGATGTCCGCACGGGGCTTGCCGGTGAGCATGGAACCAGCTAGACTTGTGGTGGCGCCAGGCAGTGGCAGCAAGCGCTGGAAGCCTTCGATTACCGCGCGGTCCATCGGCCCCCCGACTTGGTCTCTCGCCTCCCGATGGGGACAGGAGGAACTACGCATGAATGCAGTGGAGGAACTGGAGCGTGTGCAAGCTGTCGGTGATAGCTTGCTTTTCCTGTTCGATGCTTCGCTCTACCTGGCGGCCCGCTCTCGCGGGTGCGAGCCAGCCCCCGAGTCGGGCCTGCAAGTGCCGGAGTCGGTTGCTGACGTGGAGGCGTCCGTCGGGCGCAGGAGGGGATGCCGAGCTTTGTCGGAGCCCTGGAAGTTGAGGGCGCTGGAGCCTTGGGCAGTCAGTCTTGTCAGAGACGTTTCTGAGGTACTGGCACAATGGGAATGCGCGCGGGGAGTACTCGAAACGGCGGCAGCCTACGGCAGGTCAGAAGGGGCTATCCTCGATGGAGGAGACAAGGCGAAACGGTACGCCCTGCCTGTTATGAGGGAGATCTGCCGTCTTGACACGATGAGGCGTTTGCCGCTCAAGTGGCGCTTCTCCCCGCCATGCCAGCCCGGAGGCGACGACGACTGGGCGAAGTGGTGCCGGGACTTGGCCAGACTCAAGTCCCGCGTGATTGAGACCGTGCTCGTGGACGCCACGAATTTCCTGGCCACCAAGGCGGCCGCATCCGCGGCCTCCGCGAGTGCCGGGAGGCCGAGGAAGAGGGAAGCGCCCGACGGAGAATGGTCACTACCGATGTCTCTGAATGAGTTCGCGTCCCGCCTGGGGAACATGGGGCGAGACAAGTGCAAGAGATTCCTGGAGACATCCGGATTGAGGCGGCTCGGGCGCCAACAGTGGCAAGTGCGGCTGGATAGGATGGACAAGAGGACACGGGCGCTCATTGAGACGGGGCGTCCCCCCAGGACTTGACGATCGAGTGTGCCGAAGTGTGGAAAAGTGTGGCGAAGTGCGCGCGTACCCTCTAGCAATGCCCGTGGCCCGCGGCTAGACTGCGGACATGAGGAAGTTGCTTACCCCTGGCCAAGTTGACGCGATCCTTCAGTATCCGTCGGGGCGAGCAAAGCGGCTGGCCCGAGCGGGCAAGTTGCCGTCCGTGACTCTACCCGATGGCGAACTCCGAATCCCGGAGGATCAGATCGAGAGGATCGCGAACGGCGAGGCGATGGTCATCTCGCAGCGGAGAGCGGGAGAGCCAGGTGCTAAGTGAAGCTGCCCCCGGTCGTCGCCTTTGCACCACCGGCCGTCTGTCTCGCCTCGAGACACGACCCGTCTGTGCGGTCTGGCGCCAGGCCTTGTTGAAGGACCGCCCATGAAGCTGATGTCCTCCGCGTGGTCTGTGGCCGTTGTCAATGTCACTGGGGGCTCGATGCGTTCTGCGTGTTTGGTGGGCTGCTCCCACTATCTCACGAGGAAGGGGCAGTGACCATGACCAAGACACAGGCAGTCTGGGCGTATGAGCTAGTCCACAGACTGAGCGCGGGCATCGCTGGCGGGGTCTGGCTTGGTTGCCGCATGGACATTGATGCGCATTCTGCCCACAGACTATTCACCAATCCCGATTGCGTCGGCCAGCTCCGCCGCGAAGGTACAGTCGCTTTCAGCATGCGGCATCCGGACCTCATCGGGCTTCACCACATTGGCGCACGCAACGACGGGGAGGCAGCAGGTTGAGGGAAACCAGCACGGTACCAGGATGCCGAGGGGAAGGCCACAGGCGGAGCAGGCCCTCCGCCAGTCGCGTCGTCCGCTGCGCCATCTACACGCGCAGCAGCGTCGGGCCGGAGTCAGGGCTGAGGCACTTCACCGCAGACGCCCAGCGCGAAGTCGTGGGGGCCTTCATCGCCCGCCACAGCCAGGAAGGGTGGGTCGCCCTGGCGGAGCGCTACGACGACGCGGGCCTCACAGGCTGTACCATGGGCCGCCCGGCGCTCAACCGTCTCCTGGCCGATGCCCTGTGGGGTGCCCTGGACTGCGTCGTGGTGTACCGGGTGGATCGCGTGAGCCGATCGTTCCTTGATTTCGGGCGGATCCTGGGGACGCTGACCGAGAGCGGGGTCGGTTTCGTCTCGGCCACGGAGCCGTTCGACACCCGGGACACCACGGGCCACCTGATGCTGAACATGCTGGAGGCCTTCGCCCAGTTCGAGCGAGAGACACTGGCCGAGCGGATCCGGGACAAGGTAAACGCCATGCGCCGGAAAGGCAAGCACGTCGGTGGCACGCCGCCGCTCGGCTACCGCCTGGACCGGGAGACGCGCAGAATCGTCCCGGATGAGGGCGAGGCGGGGCTGGTGCGGGAGATCTTCGAACTCTATCTCGGCCGCCCGTCGATGATTCACGTCGCGGAAGAACTGAATCGGCGAGGATGGAGGACCAGGTCATGGACAGGGAGGGATGGCCGCCGCTACGGGGGAGTCCCGTTCAGCCCGGGACGGGTCTGGGTGGTCCTCTCAGACATCACGTATACCGGCCAAGTGAGGCACCGGGGCCGTGTCGTCCCAGGAGAGCAAGAGGCGATCCTCCCGGAGGAGACGTTCAACTCGGTGGCGGAACTCCTGGCCCGGCACCGGCAAGGCCGCCGCGGCTACCTTTCACTGGACCCCGACGGAGCGCTCCTGGGGGGCATCCTGTGGTGCCGCTCGTGCCAGGCGTTCATGGGGCACTTCCATGGCGGAGGGAGACGTCGCGGGTGCCTGTACTACGCCTGTGCCAAGGACCGGGTCCGCCGGCGTGCGCTCTGCCCGCCGGCTCCGATTCGCGCGGACGCCGTGGAGCAAGACGTCCTCAATGGCCTTTGGGGTCTCGTGGCGGATCGGGAGCGCCGGTGTGCCGTCTTGCAGGGGGTTCTGTGCTCCGGGACCGAGGAAGCCGCCGCACTCGGGGAAGGCGTGCAGAACGCCCTGTCGGCCCTTCAACGGCGGTGGGATCAGACCGACCCTGCCGAGCGCCAAAGCATGCTGCGCGCGCTCCTTGCAAGGGTCGAGTACGACGGCGGCACGGAAGCTCTGAGCCTGCGGCTGAGCCGCAGGGGGATCACATCGCTCGCATGCCAAAGGGAAAGCGAAAGAGACGCCCGATGACCAGAGCGACAGAGAGTGTGTGGAATGTCGAGCGGGCCCCCGAGCCGGAGGACCGCGAGCGGCCACGAGCGCTTCGCTGCGCCATCTACACCCGGAAGAGCAGCGAGGAGGGACTCGACCGGGACTGCAACTCCCTGGAGGTCCAGCGCGAGGCGGCGGAAGCGTTCGTGGATAGCCGCCAGGCCGAGGGCTGGACGGTGGTTCCCGAGCGCTACGACGATGGCGGGTACTCTGGAGCAGACCGGACGCGGCCCGCCCTCCAGCGCCTCCTGGCGGACATCGAGGCGGGCGAGATCGACTGCGTGGTGGTCTACAAGCTCGACCGGCTGACCCGCTCGATCGTCGACTTCGCTCACACTTTGGAGGTCCTGGACGCGCACGGCGCCGGCTTCGTCTCGATCACGCAGCAGTTCGACACGACTCGCCCGATGCGCGGCCTGATGGTCAACATGCTGCTGGCCTTCGCGCAGTTCGAGCGGGAACTCATGGCCGAGCGCGCGGCGCGGGGCAAGTGGCATGCGCTCCGCAAAGGGGGGCTGATCGGCAGCCGGCCCATGCTCGGGTACGTGGTCCACCCGCACCATCGCCGCCTCATCGTCGACGATCGGGAGGCGGAGCAGGTCCGCACGATCTTCGAGCTCTACCTGGAGAAGAGAGCCGTGGCGTCGGTCGCCGAGGAGCTCAAGCGGCGCGGCTGGCGCACTAAGCGCCAGGCATCGAGGACGGGCACGGAATGGGGCGGAGGGCCGTTCGACAAGCAGGGCATCTTCCGCGTGCTCCGGTGCCCCCTCTACATCGGCAAAGTCAGGGTCCAGGGAGAACTCCACCCCAGTGGGCACGAACCGATCATGGATGAGGAAGTCTGGCAGCGCACACAGCAAGTGCTCAGGGGGTACCGGGCGGGGGTCCGCCGGAGCAAGTATCAGGCAGTCCTCCGGGGCCTGCTCCATTGCGACGTGTGCGGCGCCCCAATGAAACACCACGCAGTGGGGCCGGCCAAGGGCTATTGCTACTACGCCTGCGTGGCCGAGCAGCGCCGCGTCAATCGGGCGTGCCCCGCTGGGTGCCTGCCGGCCGCTGAGGTGGAGAGGAGAGTCCTGGAGCCCATCCGCGGCCTGCAGGCCGAATCCCACCCCGCGGCGGAGGCCGTGAGGCGGGCGCGGGAGCAGTGCGAGGCAACGATACGCCGGCTGGAGCAGCGGCGCCAGGCCGTCCTGGAGGACCTCCAGCAACTCCACGTGGGCCTGCGCGCGCGTCTGGCCGCCGTCACCTCGCCGGGGGA